GACTTGAAAATTACCTTGTGTATATGCTTTTCCACTTGAATCACCGGGATCTAATACTAATTTGTCAATTCTTGGAAGATAGAATTTAAAATCTAAAGTTGACGCTTCATTTGGTGCAGGAACTAATGTTGGGTTAGTGCCTGAATCACTGAATACTCTTGATGCAAAAGCAAAAGGTGAACCACTTCCAGTATAATCAGCAACTCTTGGTCTGAAATCCAATGTATCGCTTGCTCTTAATCCATTTCTAAGTAATGGGACATCTTTAAAATTATTTGCAGAATATGATCCTACCGCAAATACATCACCAGTATCATTTGCTGGAACTGTAAATTTATCAAAGATAACTCTTACTCTTCTTGATGGAATTGTTGCACCATCTTTTCTAACAATTCGAGAGTAATCAGCATATTCATCTTTTTGACCATCATCAAGAGTGTAATTCGATGTTACATCTAAAAACAAACCTGCAACAGTACCCTGTAAATTTGTAGTAATACTTGATTCTTCAAATGTAATTGATTCGCCTATCACAAATTTTGCTTGAGTGAGTCTTACAATTTCTAAAGTTGTAGCATTTGTTTGTCCTGCTAAAATAGCAACTGCACCACTTGTTGAACCTTTAATCTTTTCCCCTAAAACTGTAGTTGTATTCAGTGATAGTCCACTTACAAAAACTAATTTATCCAATATTGGATCTGCTAAATTAACTGATTCAAATACACCAACCACATTAAAAACATCTGGTGTGTTTAAAGATATTTCTTTATCTTGAACTCTTAATCCATAACCAGTTGCTGCAGTTAACCCATTTGTTGAAATACCAGTTTGACTTGATTTATTAATTACAATACTATTACTTCTTGAGGAATTCTTAGTTTTTTGTGAAATAATATCCTTTTCAAGAGTTACATTGACAACCTTTGCACCATTTACAAGATTATTAAATGTAATTGATTGATTATTCGCACCTAATACTGCTTGACTTGCCTCTAATGTTTGATGAGTAGTGTCAGTAGATGTTTTCTTGGAAATACTATAACGATCAGCATCAAACGGTACAAAAGATGCACTAGTTACGTCTGTTAAATCAGAAACACTTACAGTTAAAGTGTTAGAAGATGCAGTTTTTTCTACCTGTGATTTGATGAATAATTTTGATTGTGCTAATGATACATCAGAAACATTCTTCTTCTGAAGTGTTGCATATAATCCAGCATCATTTAAAAATATTTGTGGACGAGCAACATGAACACCTGTTGGTGTTACAGATGCCAATGCTGCTCCATCGCTGACACCATCAACATTAGTTGTTGATGCTAATGTAATTTCTTTGAGATCGGAAGAAATAACAGTTATACGATTTATTCTTGGGCCTCTAGTATCTGTATTAATATTGACCATAATATGATCACCTACTTTTAAAGATCCAAAAGTTTTTCCAGCACATTTTAATACACTTGATCCACTTATAGTAACTTGATCTCCAAGTCCAAGATTTTTAATTAATTTTGGTAATAATACTAAATCACCAGAAAAATCAGCACCTGATATAAATGTATCTTCTTGATGAACTGACATTACGTCTTCAAGACCAAATTTTTCAACAGTTGTAATTGATCTAGTTAATGAATCATCACCATTTATTCTAATTTTTTCACCTACAATAAATGTTCCCGAAACTTGTTCTAATGATTTTGTTACTTGACCATTACCAGAAGATATAGCAAACCCTGTTGCACCACTACTTAATCCCTCAATAAAACTACCATCTGGTAATTCAGTATTAGATAATGCAACATTAACTGTTATATTCGTATATAATTGAATGTCATATAAGTAGAGATCAAACTGAGTCGTTGCATCTTTGTAAGCAGCATCAGTGTTTTCAAATGCATATGTTCTTGCTCTACCAATTTCACCCCCCGCAGGAGTTGGATTATTACCACTACTTTTTCTTTGAGATCTCAAAGAAATTGTTGAATTAGCAATAGTATTATTCAAACCTAATACTGGTGTTCCATGAACATTGTTTAGTTTAAATAGTGTTCCTAATGCAAAATTAACCTTTGCAGATTTGAATTCTTCTTTATCTCTTGGTTTGTCAACATCAATAACAGATGTTCCAGATTTTTCAATATCATGACCTCTTACATATGCTTTTCCGGGAGATACCTTTACACACATTAAGGATTCTTCAGGAGTATTTCTCTGATCGGTCTTTTCACCTTCTAAAAATACACCTTCATTTGATACACCATCATTTAAACACTCTGCAACATCAACTTTAAAGTTACCTACAGAATAATTTCCAGATTCTTCATAAGTTCTCTTTGCAAAGTAGTCTTTAATTAAGGCATAATCTGGTTTCTGCTCATTTTTCTTAAGTTGACCGTTATCAAGACGAACTAATTCAACAAAATTCTTATCATTATAGTCTGTTAATGGTTTTTTTGTTAAAGTAGTTCTTATTTTTAATCGATCTGCACCGGGTGCTGCAAAGTTAGAAAATCCTCTTGCATTATCAAATAATGAAGAATCATCCTTTGCTTGAATTATTTCTTCTTGAATAAAAAGACCAACTCTATAATTTGGTACATTTGAATAAGGATCGAGTACAATTTTATCAGCAGATACATTTACAAAATGACCACGAATAAAGTATACACCATCAGCGATTGAAACTGCACATCCTACCTTTGATGCGTCCTGATCAATAAGAGATGCAACTGTTTCTCCGGCAGTTATCTGAGTATTTCCATATATAAATGTTTCTTCTATGATTAAATTCTCACCATCTGCCATGAAAGCGACTTCATTACTATCTCCAGAATCAAGATACTTGACAAATAATGTTAAATCGGTGACTTCGGTAGAATTTTCGGGAAGTGCATAGTTATCAACTTTAATTCTAATACCAGTATCTTGACCTTTTAATATTTTTCCTTTTAAACTTTCAGCATATAATGATACAGGAACACCTAAATGATCACTTTGTAACTTAATTGAATAATATTCGTAGTCATAACTTGTATTTCCGGGGATAACCATTGATCCCTCTTTGAACATATGACTACCAAATGATTCAACTTGATCTTGTAATATTGATTGTAAAGTCGTTAATTCGCGAGCCTGTACAGGTCTACCCGGATTGAATAGCACTCTATAAAACTGATTATCCTTGGAAAAATCGTCGTAGTATGGACTTATATTTAAATTCGTTTTTTGTGGCATTTTTTAAAATTCCAGAATAATTTTAATGTCTTCCTTTTGTCTCAAGTTTCTTGAGATTTTTGCTCGATTGTCAATGTATAGTAAATCACCTGACCCTTTATTTATCTCAGGAGAAGCAAGACCACTTGTAAATGAAACACCCAAAGCAACGTTGTTGTTACTCACATCAGTTGTGATACCAGAACTAAATGTTGTTTCTACAGATCCACTTCCTCCGGGAAATGAAACTTGACTTGTAGTTGATACAAAATCAAACTGTTGTGATCCATTCGTTACGTTTGCATAATCAGTTTGATCATTTTTATTACCAAAATATAATGATCTGTCTTGAATATATTTAATCACATTCACATCACTATCATATGAACTAATATATCCAAATGCAGTTGTTCCCGTAGAAACAGTTTGCTGCAATATACCGCCAACCGCTGGTGTTCCTGATATTGTTGAGAACTTAATTGATTTTAAGGCAGAAAATGTACTTCCTGTGTAAATGGAAGTTGTTCCAAAAGATGTTGGATTTTTGACTAATGAAACTTGTGCAAATTGTGCATCAATTGGAAAATCTTTTGTAGCATCATCAAATCTTGCATAAACAAGAACACGATCTGCTCCCAATTCTTTATATAAATCAAATCCATGACCTTTTGATGGAGGAATAATTGGAATTAATTTTGCAGGTGTGCTACCAGAAACTGCTCCACTATTAATTGTACCTAAATCAACAACACCGTAAGTATAACCTTTACCACCATTTGAAACTGTACATTTTGTTATTTTAGTTCCAGAAACTTCAACCACTACCTTTCCACCAGTTCCGTCACCTAAAATATTAAATTCTCCACCAGTTGTAGTATAGTTATTTCCTTGATCAGCAATATAAACTGTTTTAATCTGATTATTATTAATATCAGAATCACCATTTTCACGAACTGCCTGAATCTGTGCGTCAGTGCTTGTGTTCCAATTATTAGGTAATGCTATAAAATCAGTAGAATCAAATTTGATTATATCACTCGGATTAACTGTAAATAAGTATTTCCAAACGTATCCATCTTGACTTTCTCCTGCTTTTGATGGTTCTAAGTCAGTGAAAGTTGGTTCGTCTTCAGATGCGTTTCCTGTGGTACTAATTCCTGATGATCCATTCTCAATACAAATATAAACATTAAAATTACTATTCATTACATAGTAGTTCGCAGCATATAAACGTGTTGCTCCTGTATTTGGAGCACTATTTGTGGTGCTGTAATCTTGACGATACATATCATACTTAACACCTTTAGTCCAATCAATTCGACGAACTAATCTTCTTACGTTTGCTTCTGTAACTCTCTTACCAAATTGAGTTGTATCACCAATATGTCCAATATCTGAAAAACTATCAACTGGATTAGGTGTCGCAGTATCCCAATTAGTTGCTCTTCCAAAACCAACAGAGGCCGGAGCAGGATTAGGTAAACCTAGTGAGATAAAGTAAGAATTAGTAGACGAAGAAACCCCTGCGACAAAATTACTTGCATTTAATATTCTAAACTGATCTGTAACAATTGCTGGCATTATTATATTGTTTTTTCTATATTTATACAGGAAATCGTCATGGTGTGTGAGACCTCTTAATTCCACCACCATCACGGATACCAAAACCCCTTCTCTGAATGGTTGGGAATGTTGAAATACCCAATCCTTCACCGGCAATAACTGTATTTCCAGTGACTCCAATAGCAACTGGATTGTTTCTTACAAAATTGCCAGATGCTGGTGTTAGAACTCCAAAGGAGAACTTACCTTTTTCTATCTCCTTCACAACAATTTGACCATACATTGCGTTTGGATGTGATGCACACTGATAGAAGAATGAAGTGCTACCTGTTCCAATTTGTGCAGTATTGAATACAAGAGTAGATCCATTTGCTCCTGAACCTGTAACACCTGTAGTGTAGTTTGATCCACCTAATGTTCGTTTAATTGTAAATGTGTGTCCACCAGTGCTATTTGATATACTCAAAATATCACCTTTTTCGACATAAATTGTAGGATTATGAACACTTGATAAAGTTGGTTGTGTACTAAATTCACCTCTATGCTTTCCACTACCAATATATGAGGTATTTCCAGATCCAACACTACCAAATGTTACAGTGAATGGTAAATTAGTTTTTGCAAGATCGATACCGTTAGTATTAATACCTGAGTGTACGTTAACTTCAATCTCTGCAGCATTTGAATGTCTATTAATATTTTTAATCATATAAACATTATCTACAAATGTTCTACCTATCGCAACAACATTACCATCAATACCACTTTCATTCAAACTTGTAACTCCATGACCAACTGAAGTATCAGAGATGTAAATTGGCATAGTTGCTTTTAGATTTGTGAAAGCACCAGTTCTTGATAAACCAAACTTAAGTCCCATAGTCGATCCAATCATAACTGTAGATATACCAGTTACAATTCCTGAGAATCCTGCAAAGTCTGCACTTGAAGTATCAATCGACTCAATTAATTCAGTTACTGGTTTCTGAGCGAAAGCAATAACTTTTGGAGTGACTGAAGTTGAATATCCAATACCA